AGTCGGTAGTGACAATTTATTTGCCGTGCAGGCGTTCAAACGGAGCGCGGTGCCGCTACCGTTGTAGGCAGTGTAAAACGTCGCTTTGAAGGTAGGAGTAATGCCCATCGGCTGGTTCGCAAGGGTCAGCCTGTTGCCGCTTGTCGCGACGTTGTATGTGTACGAGATCAAAATCGCGGCACTAGCGTCGGCGGAGGAGAAAATATACGCACCGGTAGCGAAGTTGACCGAGTATTGGCCGGCGGCCGAAGGCGTGGTCACTCGGTTGAAACGCTTGCCGCTTCCAGCGTAGCTGATGCCGAGATCATCATTGTAGCTCGCCGCATTGGCAGGGATGACGGTGTAGGGCGTCGTCGCCGGAACCGTGGCGGCCTCCAGCTGCGAGACGGCAAACTGCCCCGTAGCCGGCGTCACGCCGAAAAAAATGTCCGAATACAACAAGCCGAGGATCTGCGCGAATTTGGCTTTCCCCGTTATCTTACCCTGTCCACGGGCTATGGCCACCGGGAACTGGAGCTGGCCATAGAGCTCTTTATCGCTCCAGTCGAAATCGATCTGTATGTCCTGCAGCACGCCGAATTGTCGTGGGCCGATGCCCGATCCGATTACATCGGTGCGTTCACCCCATATCGCGCCGGAGCCGAAGCTTAACTGCATGTCATTTACTCCCCTTCAAGAGCCGCTTCAGCCTCTCTTTGGCGGCGTGGGCGATATTCCAGGCCTGCGTGTCGCGGGCGACCGCCGAGCCCGGAAAATGGTCGGCCCACCAACTTTCAATCAGCTGCTCGATCGAAGGAGGCGCGGCGGTTTGGTTGGTGCTGTAATCTTCCTCGTCCATTGGTCACTCCTTCGAATAGCAGCCAATCTTCAGAAACACAGGATCTCGACGGGCACAATCGCGATGGCCTGATCGCCGAGTACGCCCTCGTCAGTCTGAAGCTTGCCGGCTATATACGCGTGCTGAACCATTTGAGGCAGCCCAAGGTTCTGGATCCCAGTCGTCGGTGACGGTGCGAGCGCGGCTTCGAGAGCATCGAGCAGCGGGTTCAAAATCGCTGCTGGCGCCAAATAGGGGTCGCTTGAATGGGCGTATACGTAAAATTCGGCGTAGAGTGTCCACACGATCGGTGCGCCAAGCTTTTTTATTGCGGCTTGGCCCCCTTTTTCGCTCATGAACAACGCCGGCTGCTCCGCCGGAGCAACGTCCGCCCAATGTCGCAGTCGCCGATTTGCACTGGTGAACTGCGCCGCACTCGCGCCGAGCTCCCATAATGCGGCGTATATCGTTTCACGAACTATCATCGATCGATTTCGAATGCCGAGTCACGGCGATCCACTGCTGCGATGCCTGTCGATAAAGCGACACCAGTCGCTTCTGATGTCGAGGATAAGGAAGTAAAGATCATATGCCGAGCGATCATCATCGCGTTAGTGCCTCGCACAATGCCGCTTCCACCTCATAGCGTATCGCAGGATCCATTTCTTCCAGTGCCGAGCTCAAAAAAGAAGGCTTCGGAACGTCTATCCGGCGGCGATCTGACCGCACAGTGATCGGCTTCCTAGGCCTCGGGCGTCCGAACGCCCTTGTTATACGGCGCAGCTTCGCTCCGACGCCAACCGCGCCATATCCGTGAGCGTGGGCGTATTCGCCGTTGCTGGAAACCGTTGCTGCAATCCTGTCGTCGCTCTGATCGAGTTGCAGGCTTGTGCTGGATCCGAGCGACCCCGAGCGGGCATCGAGGGTTTGGCCAGTGAGCTCATTCTCCTTGATCTTGCGCTGAAGCTCGATCCCGAGCGTAGTCATCGCACGGGCGAGCCCCGAAGCGGCCAGATCCGGAGTGGCGCGCAGCCAGGCGAGCACTGCATCGTCGCCAACGAGACGGGCAACAATCATAGGACGCCGGATATTATCGTGGCATCTGTGGCGCTTACCGCCGGTGCTTGTTGAATTGGGGCGATCGGCGCAACCAGACGATATTGTTGCAACAGCGTTTTGACCGCATCGCTCATATCTTTTTGCGCGTACGCGACGGTCTCTGCGCCGCCCAGAGATCTCGATACCTCGCCGATGCGTGTACGCTCCCGGTAGCGCAGTGCGATGAGCTCGATGCACGCCTGCGCGACTTCGGGCGGAGTGGTCGAATACCCGGCCGTATACGCAACAACAACGTTTTGGGCCCCGCGATTGAATCTGTAGCCGCGAACCGAGAGCTGTGTGGTACTGAACCGGTAGCCCGCTGCCTTGAAGGGAGCCGCCGCAGGAACATCTTGACCGTCGATGCTCAACGAGAGGACTGCAGTGACTGGAGAGCACGCGAATTGCAGCCTGTGGCCTCCAGTTCCGTCGCGGACTTCAAGGAAATCGGCCGCCGCGATTTGGCGGTTCAGCCAGGTCTGGATATACTGACTTGCCGCCGCAACGAGCCGGGTAAGCAGCGCGTCGTCGCTTGCCGGAAAGGTGGCCTGCCCGGTTTGCAGCCACGCCTTAACGTCGGCGAGCGTCGTAAGATCCCCGAAGGCCACCGAGTCAGCCCTTTTTAGAACGAGTGCTCTGCGACGATTTCGCTCGACCCAACGCTATAGTCGGCTCCTCAAATACGGGAACGAAGCCGTGCGCCGACAGTTCGGAAGCGGCCTCGGCCGGCACGCACACGTCCCCGTTCGGATCGCTGAGAAATTGGCGACCGGCATAGGAACACCCCGCACCAGCGTCGTGGTGCAGCGTGAGCGCGCCAGCGGAAATCATATCGCCGCCCGTCTTTGCCAATACGAACCCCCCGATTGTCGTCAGGGGGCCGACCGCCTCCCGAGGCACTTGGATCAGGCCATCATTATCGACCAAATACCGCGCTGTCCCGTGATTGGCCTCATCTTGGCTAAAAGCGGCGCGCAGCGGTATCAGGTCCCCGTCGAGCGAGACCCCCGGGCTTGACCCGGGGGCTGGCGTGACAGACGCCTTCAGAGAAGGCGTCGAGATATCGAGCATTAGCGTTCACCCGTTTGCGATATTGCTGATGACGCCCATCGCAAAAGGAGCATAGACGGCCAGTACCTCCTCGGCATAAACACCGACCTGGCGCTGGCGTGTGACGATCGGCCAATCGATCTGATAGTAGTCCTGCCGCGTCTTGATCTCGGCGACGTTCGGGACCTCGTTCGACTGGTATTGAATGGGCAGGTTTTCCGCCCAACCTATCACCGTTCCAGGCGGCACCTTCGGGTGAATTCGGATAGGAATGCGAAGGCCCCCATTCAGGGCGAAGGGATTGTAATAAAGCTGAACGACTCCGGACGCGGTCAGCTGGTACTCACCGTCGCTGCCGTCAGCCGGACTATCATAGCGCAGCAAGGGACCCGAGGCATTCGACAGCACCTTTGCCGTTATGTTCTTCAGCTCCTGCGAGTTTACGTAGAGAACCGTCGGCGACACTTGGAAATTGTCCCACATTTTCTGGAACATCGTGTCGATCTCGACGACCGAGCCACGGCCCGATGCGGTCAGAGGCGTCCCAGTCCCTGCCGTCCCGGTCGGCATGACATTGACGTAGGCATTCGACCCCGGTTTCAGCGCCGTCGTCAAAAGTCCGTCATAGGCGTAACTCGGGTTGGCGGAGTTGTCGCCAGTAATGGCGCTCTGCGGCTGGGTACCAGTGAGGAGCGGCGCAGATATGGCCAGACTGTTGATTGTCGTGATGGCCTGCAACACCTCGCTGCCGCTCGTGGTCGACACATACCAAGCATAAGCGACGGCGCCCTGGACCGGGTTGACTGAGCAGAACAGCGTCTGACCGAGCGTCACCGCCTGGCTTGCCTCGGCACTAATGTTCGACGAGCCGCCAGACAACGTGAAGATCTTGCCGTCGGCTCCAGTCACGGTCTTCGAGGTCGCGACACCGCCCAATACGCTGGTGTTCTGGTAGCCTTCGAGGGTCAGCGCTGCAACCTTGACAAAATAAGTAGCAGCGGGCAGCGTTGCGCCGGCGCCTGAGGCCGACAATGTCGGAGTAGGAGGCGTACCGAGCGTCAGTGAGGCGTTGCCAGCGAGGATCGCCATCTCCTCCTTCAGCATCATCTTTTGCAGGAGGCGGAAGGCCATCATGGCCTGGATGTCTTCGAAGGTCCGGCCAGCGGAAATTGCTTCGAAAGTTGCCGCGTCTTCCTCCCCGATCGTGACAAAAGCGGAGGTTTTGTTCGAGGTCGAATACGACATCTGGCCCGAACGTTGGCCTTCCGGCACCCACCCCATGGAATCGAAACCAGAGCCGATGATCGCGTTCACTTGCCGCCAATTTGTCGCGGAGCCGACGCCACCTCCGACGCGTGGAACGATGTTTCTGAGCGGAGTAACAAATGGATAAAGGTTCTTCGCTGGCGCTTGTAGGTCAAAGGCCAATAAGCCGGTCGCAGTCGAAATCGATTTGGCCAATCGAAAGTCCGGCTGTGCCAGGGCCCCTTTCATGAGCTCCAGCGATTCTTGAGTGATTGAGTTCATCAAACTCCTCCCAAAAAGGGGGGCAATAAAAAGCCCGGCAAGGCACCGGGCTCGGCGACGGCCGTTAGGCCGATGGTGCTGTGTGCAATGACCCTCGACGCCTCGAGCGAGTTGCTCCCAGGCATCGGTCGATTGCAGATCTCAAGATGGATCGGCAGCTGAGCCGGCAATTCGAATGGGAGTCGCGTAGCTGGCCTTTATAAGCGTCAGCGTTTGTTCCTCCTTGCTCATCTTGGCGAGCGCGGCGGCGATCGTTTCCGGCGACAGCTCCGGATCCCCGCTGCGAACATTTCTTTCGCGGTCCTGCTGCTTCGATACCGAAACGGTGCCCTTGGCGATGGTCAAGGGCGGCAGTGGTGTGCGTGCAATCTCATCGACCCGTTTTGTCAGCCGTTCGATCATTGGAACAACCTCCCCTAGAACCTTCGCCAGTGCTGTCTTTTCCGCGGGTTCATCGAGGAGCGGGTGCGCCAGGTCTGCGGCGCGCGTCTCCGTCTCGGACGTGAGCTGGGCCAGTGGTTGCGTATCGTCGACGCCTGTCGCGTCGCATCTGGCTCCGGCCGCAATCAGATGACGATGCGACGCTTTGAAAAGCTGCATCGTCTCCTTCGAATGGCGCGCCCCCAGCTTCGCGGCCTTTTCGCAAACACGCCCGGCTGTCAACGCCTGGAGGCATCCATGAGCCAGATCCATCAGGCTCTGATGGGCACGCTCTCGTTTGAACAGCACCGTGGTGATGACGCCGAGCACTTTCGCAACGTCGACCTCGGGGTCATCACCCGCAGGATATTCTAGCCAAGCTGGCGAAGAGTCGTCATCTTCCATGCTTCCGGCGGTCCCGAGCGGGGCAGGCACGGCACCAGCTTTCCGCAGATAATCGCGTGCCAGCTCCATGTTCGCCTGCTCACCGACCGATAGTCCTTGCAATTTCAGGCATTGGTCGCACGAGAAATGCGCCGTATCCAGCAGCGCCTGGTCGCCCCGCGAGTGGTTGGACTTCGCAATGGCGCAGTCGGCGAGTTGCGTTATATTGGGGCGGTCTTTCGGGCGAAGAAAAGCGACGCGTTCAACGTCGGATGCAGCGGCCATGCCGAGCATCTCAGGCATTGCGGATCCAAGTGGCGAGACGTCGCTCTCCGCATAGCTCGGGGTTTCACCTATTTCCTCGTTTGCCAAACGGCTGCGGAAATCACAAAGTTCAGTAATGATCGACTGAAGTCGCGCCGGCTGCAAGGACTGATCGTTCTCGACGGCCGCTTCCAGTTCCAGACCATCCCTCACCCAGTCGAGGTCAGCGATCACACGGGCGATCTGACCGACATCACGCAGAGCTTTCGTCGTAGGATTCCGAGATGCCTGGTCTTTTTCATTATTAGCCATTCTCACCCTTGCGGGGGCGGTCGCCGGCCGGTCTGGTGCAAGTGCGGCGTTGCCCTCGAGGCATTTTAGAGCATCCACTTTGGCCATATGACGGTGATCGGGAACAGCACATGCCCAAATTTGCATTGGAACACTAAACGGTCGCGGTTCCGACGGGACCTGCTCTGTGTCGGCGGATTCGCCTTGCGCGACAACCGACTCTGCGACAGCAAGGGGAGCATCCGGCAGTATTGCCGCTTTCCAGCAGTCGAAAATAGCTTCCGGATTAGCCGGCCGGTCAACCAAAGAAATTTCGTTCAACACGAGACCGGTGATAGTCTTCGGGTTACCCACCTCTCGCTGAGTGACGCGCCCGCCAATGGAGAAGCCCCGATAGACCTGATTTCTTACCTTGGCCACGGCAACCGGGTCGACAACATGGGCGACAATGCGGGTAGTGCCGTCCTCGCAGACTTCGGCTTCAAGCGTCGATCCAGCGGCGGAAGGCTGGTGCATTTCTCTGAGAGCAGGGAACCGCATGTAGTCCGGGATCGCCGCACGAATGGCGTCTGCCCGGACAATCTCTCCCTGTTCGTCCAAAGCCTCGGATGTGGCGATTCCGTATACCCGCACGGTCCCGTCGTCCTGAGGCTCAATCTTCTGGATTGCGCCGTAAAGCCGCATAATTCGAACCCCAGTCAGATGTCGGAATTAGTTACAACCGGTCGAGAGAGGCCGTGCCGTGACTGACGTCACGAGCCCGGCAGCTTGCATTGCACCGTCGCATTGAGCTTCAGCACGCGCCCATCGCTGAGATTAACAGTGGCCTCGAGAATGTAGGTGCCGCCAGCGGCCGAGATCGGCATACCCCCAATGCAGCCGACGGAAAACGACCCCATGCGCGTCTGCAGCGAGCCATCCATCGGTGAACGCACCTGGAGAGCGGTTTGTGGGAACGCTGAGAGAACCCGTGACTGCGGCGTTGGATCGATTGCTGTCTCGTAAGGACCCAATGCGCAAGTCCAGCTCGTCGATACAATCGCAGCCGCGCCCACGTCCGGCGTGAAATCGAAGGCGAAATAATCGAGCTCACCGACTTCGATTGGGTCGAAGGGTGTTGGGACGCGCATTTCTTAAACCTTACCCGCCTCTGAAAGGATGTCTGCTGCCAGGACCGGCAAGAATCCGGATCCTTCCAGGAGACCGCAGCAGCCGCCCCTGCGAAACCAGCAGTAGGGCCGGTGGATCCTGCCACTCTAGAGTAAGCAAACCCTCCGATGCGATTCGTGCTCCGGCTGTCAGCCATTCCAGGATCGTCAGCCTGTCCACGCTCAACATGGCTTGGAATTCATTGCGTAGGCCCGCATCGCCAGCGAGGGTGCTTGATAACTCGAGGCCGAATTGCGCATTGTTGGCGAGTTGTCGGCCGTATTCCGCGAAAGCCGCTGTATCAGTGCGTAACGAGGTCGTCCCCTCGAGCCGTACCGGGGTGTCGGCAGTGATCGCAGCAGCCCCCGCCCATTCGGCCGTTGTCGAAAAATCGCTCCCTACGAGAGCAGCGAAATTGATCGGACTGGCACTGCTCCGTCCCACGCTACCGAGCGCTTCGGCCGGCGGCCGGCTGTCGCTGGAAACAGCGACGCCAAACGCGATCGAAGCGCGTTCGGTCCTGCCCCCAACCTCCAGGATCTCCAGGGCGCCGTTGGCTTCGGCGCTAATCGTGGCGCCCGTTGCCGGCGTGTAGCTGACGACGATCAGGCCCTGACTGCCGGGGCCGCCCGGCCCTATGCTGCCGGAAACGGAATCGGCGCTGCCGCCGCCGCCGCCACCACCGCCGTAGGCGCCACCAGCGCCACCAGCCCCGCCGCTATTCGTGCCGTTTCCGCAACCGCCGCCGCCACCGCCACCGCCAGAGCCGTGTGTGCCGTCCCATTCGATACCGTTCCCACCATCGCCGCCGCTGCCGCCCATGGCTCCGCCGGCTCCGGCTCCATCACCGCCGCCGCCACCGCCGCCATTCGTGCCCGCCGTACCGGCCGTGCCGGGGGTGGTCGACCCAGTGCCGCCCCCGCTGCCGCTGAAATTATTTCCACCGTTTCCGCCAACGTTCGACGCGCCAGCCATGCCAGCGGTTCCG